CCATTTGATCTTGTGCCATCTTTGCGGCCGCCGCTTGTTTTTCTGCTCTTATTTGTGCAGGTGTTGGCGCTGGTGTCGGAGCCGCTGGAGCAGGATTGGCTTTCATTTGTGCTTGTGCTACATTAGCGGCCGCGGCTTGTTTAGTTGCACGTATCTGTGCTGGTGTCATATTATTAGTAGTCGTAGGCTTGGCTGTAGTTGCGGCTCTTTTAGATGCTAGATTAGGATTTTGTAGTGCTGTTTGAGTAGCAGTAAGGATTTTATTAAGATCCTTTTTATTCATTTGAGGAATAACTTGTAGTAATGCAGGAACATTAAAAGGTTGGCTAGCAGGAGTAGATGCTGTACTAGCAGGAGCCGCTGTTTGTTGTGTTTGACCTGTTGATGCAGTTGCTTGTCCTTGTGCAGGAGCGGCAGCGCCGGCTGCTGGTTTTTTAGCACCCCCACTGCTTGCAGGAACATTTCCACTTAGATAGTCTCCGGCAGTTCTTTTTAAAATAGAATCAACCATATTTTTATCTAAAATACCTCCAGGGTTGTTAGGAACATTGTGTGCAGGGATTTTATTTTTAGTCATAAAATCTTTAAGATCACTGAAAGTGGCACTGTTAAAATCTTTACCCGCAGATTTTAGATATTTGTCAAATTCTCTAGAATAACGATTAGCAAAAGTACCAACATCTGCTTTATCATTAAGTTGTCCAGCCCATGTGTTTAATCCAACAGCACCTAATGCGGCAGCACCAATACGCTTAGCCGCTTGACCTATAAAACTAGCAGGACCTTCTTCGATCTTTTTGTTTTCAGATAATATTTCAATTGCTTTCATCTAGAGCATTCCTTAGCGATAATATATTTAGTACCAATTAAGATGAACTACGTTCATCTGTTCTTCGCTTTCGCTCGAACTATTTTTGTCTTTCAGAGATAATAGATGAATTATTAAGTGCGAAGCACATTAAATATTATCTAGATTGTTCAGTCACACTTAGCCCTAGCGGGCTAAGAAAATGAACATTATCTGAGTTGCACAATGTCACACTAGCGTTAACACTACAAGCATTTCTGCTAACTTAGGCGGTTATCCGGTACCTAATCATGTCGTCTTATCACAACGGCGGGTCTGTACACATACGCTAACATACGTACAGCCGTGGGCTATTAACCCTCTTTTAGCCTTTTAAAAATTTTCTTAAACAGCAAAACCAGTTGTATGTAGGCATATCTGATCATCGTCCTGTTAAGGATAGTTGCTGAGTACTGTTACGGCACAGAATTTCCGTCCCCCGCCACCCCGCGGGTTGTCCCTAGGCACCCGAATTTAGCCGGTGCAAGCCATTAACCGTTGTTTTTAGCCTGTGCTTGTTCTAAAAGACGTTGCCTAAGTATGTTTGATCCGCCTACTCTGACGTTGATGATACCGTTATAGTAATCATCGCTTTCTAGTACTCTGCGTTCAAACTGTTCTCTTGCCTCTAGATATGACATTTCTGCCTTAGATTTGCAAAGATAAAGTATTTCTCTGGTGAAGTTTTCCGGACCTAGTGCTTGGACATCTGCATTGAGCCTATCAGAAGAACCAAAGTAATCGCGCCAATCGCTTTCTACTACTGATCTTCTTTTAAGTTTTTTGCCTTTGAGAGGTGGTTTAGTTTTTTTAAACTGTGCTAGTTTCTTGCCTACGTATTTTTGTCCGGATTTAAGATTCGTGATGAGATAAACAAAGCCAATGTAGCCTTCTGGTATGTCTTCTACGGGTTGATTTTGATATGTCCACTGCACTCACTTAGTTAGTATCCCGATCCTGTTGTGCCTGTTCTTTTTGGCGCTGCCTGTCTAATTTTCTTTGCCTACGTTCACTGGGTTCAGTGGGTTTGATGCCTTTGTGTATGTCTCCGTGCATTTTAATTCTGCGTTCTTGTATTTCTTTTCTTCGTGCCTTGATTAATAATTGTATATCGTTTAGTGCTTCACGAGCCTGTACCGCACTTGTTGCAAATCCAAAGTTTTCAAACTTTTCATTTGCTGTGCAATACTTGATAAATGCTAACACAATTTTATCGTGTAGGCTATTTTCGATCTCGTTACTCATGAATTTCAATGTCGTTGCTGTAACTTGTGAAACCGTTTTCCTTGATAACCTTGAGAACATTGTTAACACGACCGATCAGTTCATCTCTGTGACTGATTAAGTAAATGTTTTTATGACGCTCTCTGCCCATCTTTTTAAGAACTCCTAGACTTCCTTCAACACCTGCGGCATCCATACCGCTGTCAATAAGTTCGTCGATGAACAACAAGTTAATATTCTGATACAAACTTTCCCATACATCTCGGAATGCCCAAGATAAGCCTAAGATAAGTCTATTGCGTTCGCCTCGACTAAGGTTATCAAAGTCTAAGTCTTGTCCTAGTTGTGTAATTTCTACACTTAAATCGTTTTGGAATACAACACTATGAGGTAATCCAACTTTATCTAGATAATAAGTTAAGCGATTGTTAAGATATGCAAGATTCTGATCAATGATTTTCTTACGAATAAAACTATCTTTGTTAGTCAACAACTTTAACAAGAATTCTTGATGTTCTTTAACTAAAGTTAAAGAATTAACTGTATCCCAGTTTACTTCTTGTAGTGCTGTATTTTCTAAATCAGTGATTTGTTCCTGATATGTGTCTCTTTCGTTGCGTTTATTTTCTAGTTGTGTAGCCAAACTTTCTAAATTACTGCGATGATTGTATGCTTCATCTAGTGTGTCATAGAATGTTTTAGGCCTACCGTTGATATCACCAATGGCATCAAGTTCTGTGATAACTGCTTGAAGATCATTGGCAACTTTGGACATGTATGTATCAGCATCGATGAGATTTTTCTCTGCCGCTTTAATCATTTCCTCGTGCTTGTGATCGTGTAAATCCTGCTCACATGCCGGACATTTGTTATCAGCAAGTTGAGTTATCTCACGTTCGTATTTTTTTAGAGTCTTTTCAGCCTGCATTAGTGCAGTTTCAAGTGTGGCCTTTTCTTTGTTAAGGCTTTTAATCTTAGCACTTTGCTCATCGTAGGCTTTAACCAGTGCATGTTGATTGATTTCGTAGTCAACATCTACACCTGCTAGTTCATCTATAGCACGTTGTATCTTAGAAATATCGTCATTACGTGACTTTTGCCAAGCACTCTGTTTAATTTTTAAACTGTTGATACTTTCTTGAATACGATCATTGCTCTTTTTAACAGCCTCGATGCGTGTAGTTTCTTGAAAGATCTCGTCCTTGCCGATTCTAATTTGTTCTTTAAGTAATTCTGCTTTTTCACTGAGTACAGTAATACCCAGCAGTTGTTCAATAATAGCACGTTGGTCATTGGCTTTCATTGACAAGAAAGGATCAGTATAAGTGTTCAATGCAACAATATGCTTGAACATGTCATGACTTAATCCAAACAGTTCGTCGATGTCTTTTTGTGTTTCACGACTGTCGCCTTGCCCTTCATCTTCAACATCTTGATCTTCTACAATTTGATCGTCGATATAAAACTTTAAAACATTGGGCTTACGTCCACGTTCAATGCGATAGAGTTTTCCATCCTTTTCAAACTCAACAGTAACTAACATATTCTTACCGTTGATTTTATTGATAAGGTTGTCTTTCTTGATATTTGTTAATGCTTGTCCATAAAGAGCATAACTCAGGGCATTAACAATAGTAGTTTTACCTGTGCCGTTACGACTACCACTGTCGTCTCCGCCCTGATCTAAGTTTTCTCCGAGAACTAGGGTCAGTTGTTCTTTGTTAAAGTTTACAGCCTGGGTAGCATTACCCACACTCATAAAATTACGTACTGTTAAATCTTTTATTCTTATCATAGGTTATTATAGATTGCAAGTAATACTTTGGGATCGTATGTGTCGCTTTGAATATTAGCAATTTGATTGCTGACAATTTGATCTACGCTTTCAAAGTGCTCAACATCAATGTCTGTGTTAATTTCTACTTCCTTCTTTTCGGGAATTAGTGTAAGTTCACGTAAGTTAGGATTAGACAAATAAGTTTCTTTGATAAAACTTGCTTCTTCATAACTAATATCAATGTCAATACCGACTCGAAGATATGTCTTAGATTTAATTAAATCTTCTCCTTCGTCAATTAACTGACTGAGTTTTACGTTTTTAAACTTAGGAGCATCAGGCCAAATACGATATTCTGGTTTGCCACCGTGCTCTAGAATCATCATTCCACGATCGTCGTCCCAGGCATCTGCATAGTTGTGGGGAAACGCATTGCCAATGTAAACAATGTTTTGCTTGGCCTGACGCTTGTGAAAGTGGCCGCTGAATACATATTCAGGATTCTTAAAATGTGTGGCTTGCAATTCACCGTGATCTGGCATTTGCACCATGGCGTTCATCATAAACAATGGAAGTTCGAAGTGACCAAAGATATAACGACTCTTTAGTTTCTCCATCTTTTTCCATTCTTCGCCAACTAGCCACGGAACCATAGTAGTATCGCCAATGGTTGTGATTTCGCTGACAATGGTTACACCAGGAATATGACGTCCCCAGTCAACGCTGTGTACATCACGTTTGTCTTTATAGTACAAATCGTGATTACCTGGAAAGAAGTAAAAGTTATCAAATGCTTGTCCAAGTTTTTCTAATGCCCTGACACTAGACACCATAGTCAACATATTAAGACTGTTTCGATTATGGTGCCAGTCGCCTAGGAATATGCCAGTGTCGCAGCCTTCCTTCTTGGCTTCAGCAATAAACCAGTCTACAAAATCTTCGCAGTCTTGGTTGTGTGTTGAACTATTTGATTTTAATCCAAAGTGGATATCGGTAAAAGCGGCTATTTTTTTAAACATAAGTCCTATGAGTGTAAAGAAAAACTAACAAAAGGTCAACCTTCAGTTTCACCTTCTCGTTTCATTGCGTTGTCGTATTCATGATTGACCATTCTAGTATTACTAGGATTCATTCCGTTCATTTCAAGGATGTCGTCTCTGATATTCTGCATTTTCTTTTCGATATTGATGACACGGACAAACGAGTTAGTAACCGCGGCGGTAAAATATGCGAAAGGATTATCACTTTTTGATTCATCGAATTGTAGTCCAATTTGTGTAAGTTGAAGGATTGCTTGCCCCTTCATTTCGTCGTTGTAGGTATAACCTCTAACGTTGCCTCTGGTAGCATAACGCTCGCAGAGTTTAATAAACATGCGAGCCAGTGTGTCTGTGATCTGTCCGTGATCCTTGCAGAACTTGCCAGTCTTAACTCCGCCTTTCCAATGACTTTTACCTACACAGTCTAGGTTATCATTCTCATCAAACTTCCAGTGTTGGAAAGCAGGAAAGTTTACTTTTTCCTTAGCATCTGCCGCACTCTTGACACTTTTCTTACGTCCAGGAGCATCTGGAATATGATCATAGGTCATAATCCTAAAGACTAGATCAGTTTTTTCAATCTTCTTGTAGTCTACTTCAAACTCAGCAAGTTTGACTTTAGTGTCTACAGCCTTGGCTTGTTCGAATGCCTGTTGCCCTAGTCGTTTTGCACGATTGCGTTTGGCTTCTGCAATAGTGCGGATGTTAATTTTTTCTATACTAGGAAGAATTAAATCGTATTGGTGATATTCTTGTTTGGCATAACTTGAATACGTATTTTTACTTTTATGGATTTCTGCCAACAAATCCTTGTTGTTTAAGTAGTTTACTTTTTTCATTATTCTTATGGAACTCCTCTAGTATATAATAAACTCAGCACTTTTAAAAGTCAATAAATATGTGTAACGGAGATAGCCAAATATGCCATTTAATCTAGATAATTTTGTCCAAGGAGCCAACAAACTTGGTGGTAGTCTTGGCACCGGCACTGCTGGAAATGCACTACGCAGTGTTGCAGGAATAGCGCAGAGCGTCGGCAACATTGGTAAAATTTTTAGTAAAACATTGCCTCCTGGCGGCCAGCCCGGCACAAACAGTACATCTGCACCAGCCCAGTTTGTGGGAGAAAGAGACTGGAGAGTATCTCTAAGTATTCCTCAAGGTTCTTATCAAACATCAAAGATTTTACAACCTATTGTAAAAAACGGAAAGTTTATCTTTCCTTATACTCCGCAGATTACCTTAAGTCACTCTGCTAGTTACTCGGCTATGGAACCTGTTCATAATAATTATTCGTTTGCCGCTTATGAAAACAGCAAATTAGATAAGATTCAAATAAGCGGAGATTTCTATTGCGAAAACAGTGACGATGCTAGTTACTGGATTGCAAGTGTGCATTTCTTACGTAGCGTTTCAAAGATGTATTTTGGCGCAGACACCGAGAACTCAGGAGCACCTCCTCCTGTGATTAAATTAAACGGCTACGGGGATTTTGTCTTTAACAACGTGCCGGTAGTGGTTAGTCAATTCAGTGTTGAGTTACCAAAGGATGTTGACTATATTCCAAGCAAATTTGTTGGAAGTGCTATTGTAAAAGGTCAACAGTTTGACAAAGATGGTGTAGGATATGTTCCAGTGAAAAGTA